ATCACTATGTATGTGATGAATCGATAAGAATTCACCTTAGGACCACTAAGTTACGAATCGTTGGTAAAGCTGACATGACGCACGATGTCGCTGGAACTAGTAACCAGCATTTTAATATGGCTCTCATGAATTTGCCTTCGGGGAATTACTTGAGAGTTTTTCTAACTCGCTTAATAGGAGAAACACTATGGGAAATAATTTTCCAAACATCGCATTATTTGGTCCAGGATTTAAGGACTTCGACAAATTCTTTGTCGGCTTTGAAGATCACGCAAAACAGTTACAGTCTTTGCACGCTGATCTAACTAAAAACATTCCGAACTACCCACCTTATAACATTCGTAAGAATGATGAGAACTCATACACAATCGAAATCGCAGTTGCTGGTTTCGGTGAGACTGAGATTGATGTTGAGATTGATGGCGGTAAACTAATCGTTAAAGGTAATGTTGATGCAGCTACTGAAGAACTAGAAAATAACTTCTTGTTCAAAGGTATTGCTACTCGTGCATTCACTCGTGCATTTGCTATCGATGACCACATCGAAGTTAAAGGTGCAGAACTATTCAATGGTATGCTTAAGATTGCTTTGGAGCGTTTGGTTCCAGAAGAACAGAAGCCAAAGAAAGTTAAAGTGAAGACTGCAGGTAAAAAAGAATTCTTACAAGAGGACGCATATGACAAAGCTGCTGAAACTTTGTAAGGATGTGACCAGTGGGTTATATGAAGGTCTCATTATGATGAGAAAACATAAAGCCGTTAGGTTCAAAAGATTATGACTAATTGGATCCCAATGACAGATGAAGATTGGGATTGGGTAAACGGTAAAACACCAATACCTAACCAAAAGTAATCGTACAAGTAGGGAGAGTTTCGACTCTCCCTAAATACTTGTATGAAAGCCAAACTATCCCCAAACATGATCTCATTCGTTGCCGTGCGCAGAGGCGAATGGGTTCTTAAAATATCTGTTTACAAAAACAGACAGATATTGGTAGTGGCACAGAATTGTTATGATTTTAGAACAGTGTTAAATTATTTTACTGATCAAAATTGTGCAGCAGAGTTTATTGAACAACTTGTTATAGAGGATTAAGATGACTGAGATTAAAGTATTTAAATTGATTAGTGGTGAAGAACTGATTGGTAAAGTAGAAGTTACTGGAATGGGATACACAATAGAAGCACCAGCAACTATTCTTATGCAACAAACAAAAGATGGTGTTGGCTTGGCTTTGATGCCATACATGCCTTATACTGAAGGAAAGGTAATATTGTTCAGTCAATGCATTGCCACCGAAGGAACTCCATCGACCAAAATGGTCAATGAATACAACCGATTATTTGGTTCAGGGATCGAGATCGCTCCAGCGTCCGCTCTAGTCGGTCTATAACCCTCTCTAGGCTCTCTCCAGCCCTCCCTCCAAACCCTCTCTCGTAGAGGGTTTTTCACATTCTAAACCCTTGTAGATACAGGGGTTTCTAATCCCCTCAACTCTGTAGGGTTACTCCATAAAGGTGTTGTCTTTAATTGCAACTTGCTGTATAATATAGTCTTAGAAAGTTGAAAAGGAAATGAAAATGACTGAATTTGAAAAGCGTTGCTACGGTATCTCTGAATCTGACATTCGTGAGCAGTACATGAGTTCGATTACTGCTCGTCTGAGTGGTTTGGAAATGGTTGCGATGGGTGTTCTTTCTGATGCTCAAGAACTGATGACCTTTGGTAATGATCAAGCAACTGATCAGGCACGCAAAAACATCAATATCGCAAAGTTCATTCTGTCAGAAATGATGGAAGCCCGAATGACTGAAACTGTTTAATTAAAAGGAAAATATATTATGTTCTATAAATCAAAATCTGAGATCCGTGCTGAAACAGAAAAACAAGTGAAACTCTTTTTGAAGAAGGGTGGATCGATCGAAGTTGTAAAGGCACGCAAAGCACCAACGCAACGCATGTCTGGTAAAGTCACAAGATCTGGTTCCACTGGGACTTCTGGTTTTGCAGCTGGATTCCCTCGTAAGAGTTGCATCTAAGTGTTGTCTTTAATTCAGAATTGCGGTATAATAGTAGTATGAAAATCGAAAAGGAATTGCAAATGTCAAACGAATTCAAATCTTGGGAAGAAATGTCTGTGTTGGAACAAATGCAATGCCAGTACTGGGATATGTACAAGGATGCGTATGGCGTCCGTCCTCGTGGTATCGATACCACTGAGTGGACTGAGGAAGAATTCATGGCTGAATTCGAAACTCTTGGTCGAGTCATCGAGCGTGAAGAGATTGCTCGCAAAGAAAGCGAAGCCAATGCGTCTGTTCGGTTCGAAGCACAGATGGATTCTTTGATGCAGTCTGGTGCAGTTAGTCGTGATGCTGCACTCAAGTGGATTCACGAAGCAGAAGGTAGCAATGGTGACGATGAGTACCTGTGCTTCTTGCTTGGTCTTTCATATGGTTACTTTAGGAAAGCAGCATGATTCTCGCTAGAGAACTCACTCAGTGGGATGCTGGTACGGCATGTAACCATACCTACATCATGACTGAATCCATGGACAAAATCTTTGGTTACTTCAAACGAAATGATCCAAAAGACTTCATGATGTTCAAGAATCCGATTCGTATTGATACACGCTATCGTAAATTCAAAGTTATCAAACGCAACATGTACTTCAAAGGACAAGAGCCAACTCATCAGATCTGGCATGTCAAGGGTACTAAAGACCATGTTTATACCGTAGAGAAGTCAGAGCATGGCATGTATTGTAGTTGTATCGGTTTTAAATATCATGGTAAGTGTAAACATATTGATGGAGTGATGAATGAACATAAATGAATTTCTAAACAGTCTTGCTGAAAATGCCTCACGCAATTTCAAGATCGACCAATTAAACGCACAGAGCGATAACGAAACTCTGCGTGAGGTTATTCGGCTAGCACTAGATCCATTTACTCAATTCTATCAACGAAAGATTCCTGAGTATACCACTGACTCAAAACAAACAAGTCTTGATCAAGCCATGCTTGCATTGTATGACTTGAAAGAAAGAGTCGTGACTGGTAATGCAGCAATTGAATATCTCCGTATGCTTCTCTCATCCGTATCAGCTGATGATGCTAAGGTATTAGAGAGAATCATCTCCAAAGATTTGAAGTGTGGTGTTGATGTATCAACTGCCAATAAAGTTTGGTCTGGTTTGATTCCTGAATACCCATGCATGTTATGTTCACCATTTGAGCAGAAGTTGGTTGACAAGATTAAGTTCCCAGCCTATGCTCAAATGAAAATGGATGGTATGCGATTCAATGCCATTGTCCGTGATGGTAAAGTAGAATTCCGTAGTCGAAATGGTAAACAGATTCTGTTGTTGGGTAATCTCGAAGCAGAGTTCGCAAAACTTGCTGGTAATGTTGATTGTGTATTCGATGGTGAGTTGTTGGTCATGGACGACATGACGATGCAGTTCGCAGATCGTCAAACAGGTAATGGTATCCTCAACAAAGCAAACAAGGGTACAATCTCTGCCGTAGATGCAGCAAAGGTTCATGCAACTGTTTGGGATTTGATTCCTTATGTAGCATTCGTTGATGGATACTGTTTGACTCCATACTCAAAACGATTCGCCACTTTACAAGCAATTGTGGACAAACAAGAATCTGCAGGTAAAAAGATTTGGTCTGTAACTTCAACCATCGTGCAAACACTAGAAGAAGCACAAGACATTTTTCAAGGTTATCTTGCAGATGGATATGAAGGTATCATCCTTAAAGATGGTGCTGGTGAATGGGAAGACAAACGAAGCAAGACTCAGATTAAATTCAAAGGTGAATTGGAATGCGATCTTAAGATTGTTGCAGTCGAAGAAGGTAAAGGTAAAGCAGTAGGTATGCTTGGTGCAATCATCTGTGAATCCGCAGATGGAATTGTAAAGGTAAATGTAGGATCTGGTTTCAATGATGCACAACGCAAGCAATATTGGAAAGAAAATATAGTTGACAAAATCGTGGCAGTGAAGTATAATAGTCGTATCAAGAACAAAGTTGGAGAAGAATCTTTGTTTCTTCCAGTGTTCATTGAACTGCGTGATGATAAAGATGTTGCAGATAATTCAAAGGTGATAAAATGAAAGTAGTGATCAATCGTTGTTATGGTGGTTTTGGTTTGAGTCATGAGGCAGTTATGCGATACTTTGAGATCAAAGGTATCACTGTATACCCAGAGCAGGGTGAAGGTGTCTGGAAGTTTTGGACTTACTGGACAGTTAAGCCAGAAGATCGTGTTGAAGATAAAGAAGATGAAGCATTCTACTCAATGTCTATGGACGATCGTATGACTTATAACAAGTTGCGTTCAGAACAAACTATCTACGAACGAGAGATCGAACGACATGACCCAGCATTGGTTCAAGCAGTTGAAGAGTTAGGTTCTAAAGCCAATGGTTCTCATGCCGAACTATCAGTTGTAGAAATTCCAGATGATGTTGATTATGTTGTTGAGGAATATGATGGCATGGAACACATTGCCGAAGCACATAGGACTTGGGGATAATTATGCGTAGAGAACTAGACGAAGCACTCTGTGCAAAGTATCCGCTAATCTTTAAAGATCGTAATGCGGATATGCGAACTACAGCCATGTGCTGGGGACTTGAGTGTGGTGATGGTTGGTATAACATCATCGATATTCTTTGTGCTCTATTGACTTCTGATTATCGTGGCGCACATATTCGTTATGATCATCTCGTGGAAGCTGGTGTTGGTGGCATTCTTTACGGAACAAAAACTGTAACACAAGAAGACATTGATGTAGCCAAAGCAAAACTAGATGAAGAAACATTGAAGGTTCCAGTTGCAGTTCAAGTTAAAGAAAAGTTTGGTGGACTTCGTTTCTATGTTCAAGCTGCAACAGACAAACACTATCAATATATTTCTTTCGCAGAGTCTATGAGTTATCGTACTTGCGAAGAGTGTGGTGCTCCAGGA